CAACGAACAACGGGGATGGGACTTTTCTGGTCACCATCACGGCTGCGGTCGCCGAGATGTTCCTTGCGGGCGATTACACCTACTTCGCCGAAGTGACCAAGACGATCGACGCGGTTGTCCATGTCTACGAAGTCGATCACGGAAGCCTCGTTATTTTCCCTAGCAGTCGTATCAGTGGCGCAGTGGATGGACGTTCGACTGTCAAGCAACACCTGGACGCGGTCGAGGCGCAACTTGCTGGGAAGCTCTCTGCGGGGGATGCAGCCTCGTACTCGATCGCGGGTCGATCTCTTTCCAAGTACACCTACGCGGAACTCCTCGAACTCCGCTATCGACTCCTCGCCGATTACCGCAAGGAACTGCAAGCCGAGCGCATCGAGAAGGGGCTCGGCACGAAGGGGAAAGTGCGCACTCGATTCATCTCCTCGTCGTGAGGAGCGTTTGAAAAGGGAGGGTAGAGAAATGCGAAAGCTGTTGGTTCTGCTTCTGGCGGTGCTGCTTGTCGCGACGGTCTTCGGGGACGTCGAGGCGCGGGCCAAGTGGAAGACGCCCGGTAGTCTCGCGACCACGATCGCGGCTGGCGTGATCGACACGTCGAGCACGATCAGCACGAGCGCGTGGGAAAGCGTGATGCCGGTCGTGATCTGCGAGTGTGACTCCGCGCTCGTCACGATCCAGACGAGTGTGAACGGGACGACCTGGGTGACGCTCGTCTCTGAGCAACTTGACGGCACGGATGGCACCACAGCGCTTCAGTTGCAGAAAACGGTCACGAAGGTGGGCACCACGGCATCGACGTTCACCGAGGTCGTTCCTCTGAACTATCTGCGAGCGATCGTCAACGTCAACGACAGCGCCGCCAACCTGAGCGGTCTTGTCTTCCGCCTTTACTACCGCGACTGACAGGCCGGAGGGCGTCCTGATGCGACTGCCCTTCGGGTGGCGGCTGGAAAAGGAGCCGCGACCAGAACCTGAGCCGCAGGCCAAGCCGCGGCCTCGGGTCTTTCGTCGTCCCAGCTCCCGACTCTTTCAGGCGGGCGTGGAAAACAACCTGCTCGCCGACTGGACCACCACGCCCTACACCGCGGACGAGACGTTGCGGATGCAGCTCCGCACTCTTCGCGCACGATCCCGAGAGCAGACAGAGAACAACCCCTTCCTTCGCAAGTTCGACGGGATGGTCCGGGCGAACATCGTCGGTCCGAAGGGCGTGGTGTTGCAGGCCCGGGCGCGGGATGACAAGGGCAAGCTCGATCGGGCGGCGAATCAGGCGATCGAAGAGGCGTGGGAAGCGTGGGGCAGCTCGAAGGACTGCGACGTCTGCGGCCGTCTGACCTGGGTCGAGATGCAGAGCCTGATCGTCTCGACGGTGAAGACGGACGGGGAGGTCTTCGTTCGGCGCTACCGGGGGACCGGCTTCGGTCCCTACGGCATCGCCTATCAGGTCCTGGATCCCGAGCTGCTCGACATCGACAAGCAGCAGGTCCTTCCCAACGGAAACGTGATCCGCATGGGTGTCGAGCTGAACCAGCTCGGCCGTGCGGTGGCCTACTGGATCAGCGACGTGGAGCAGCGTCCCGACGGCGGGATTGCCCAGTACCGCAGGAACTACATCCGTGTGCCGGCCGAAGACATCATCCACGTCTACGTCGTCAGCCGTCCCGGCCAGACCCGAGGCGCACCCTGGACCTCGACGGCGCTCTACCGCCTGAAGCAGTCGGGAGCGTATGACGACGCGGCCGTGATCGCGGCTCGTATCGGTGCGAGCAAGATGGGCTTCATCACGTCGGAGACGGGCACAGAGTACCAGGGCGACGCGACGGACAGCGACGGGACTCCGATCGACGAAGTCGAGCCCGGCATTCTCAAGCAGCTCGCTCAGGGGCAGACCTTCACTTCGTTCAGTCCCGATTATCCGCGAGGCGAGTACGCCGAGTTCCAGCGGGCGGTCTTGCGGGGGATCGCCTCCGGCCTGCTCGTCTCGCACCCCTCCCTGGCCCAGGACTTCGCGGGCGTCACCTATTCGAGCGGGCGACTGTCTTTGCTCGAAGAGCGCGACATGTGGAAGACGATGCAGGCGTGGTTCGTCTCCGCGTTCTGCGCCCCCGTCTACCGCCAATGGCTTGAGACTGCACTGCTCTCCGGCGAGATCAGCCCCGGGAAGGCTCCCCTGATTCAGGGGCGTGAAGACCGTTACCAGCGCATCGCGTGGCATCCGCGGCGCTGGGAATGGGTCGATCCGCAGAAGGAGATGATCGGCGCGAAGATCGCGATCAACTCACGCATCAAGTCGATCTTCTCCGTGATCCGCGACACCACTCAGGACGACCCCGAAGACGTGCTCGAAGAGATTGCCTACGAGCAGAAGCGGATGAAGGCGCTCGGGATCGAACCGACCGAGACGCTCAGCAATCTGAATCTCCCCGTGGACGTTGTGGACGACGAACCCCCGCCAGAAGAGGACAAGCCCACGGAGGAGGAGGAATGAAGAAGCGAATCGGTCAGCTCGGACGGGCGCTCACGCATGAGGAAATGCGCAAGCTCGGCCTCCGGGACGAATCGGGAAAGCCGAAGAGGCTCGAAGCCCGCTTCGTTGCGGAGCGGCAGACGATAGATCAGGACGCTCGCACGGTGCAGCTTTCGTTCTCTTCGGAGGATCCCTGCGAGCGTTGGTTTGGTTTCGAGATTCTTGACCATTCGCCCGATGCGATCCGCATGAATCGTATGACGAGTGGTCTGTCTCTGTGTCTTGAACATGATCCACGGGATCTGGTCGGGAAGGTCAGGGAGATCACATTCGCAGACCGCCGGGGAACGGGGGTTGCACGTTTCGGGCAGAGCGTGCGAGCGAGGGAAGTCTTCCAGGACGTTGCCGACGGGATCCGCGACTTCACCTCGGTCAGCTACTGGGTGCATTCGATGATCCTCGAAGAGGAACACGACGACGCCCCGGATGTCTACCGAGTCACCGACTGGGAACCGCTCGAAGTCTCCATTGTCGCCGTTCCGGCAGACGCAACCGTGGGCATCGGTCGCGCATGTCAGGACGACGAAGAGAAGGCCGAAGGCGGCGATCAAGTCAAGGAGGACACGGCAATGACCTGTCCAGGATGCGGTGCATCCGTCGAGGAAGGCTGGGAGTTCTGTCCCGCTTGCGGTGCAGGACTGAAGGCCGAAGGAACCGAGGAAGAGGAAACCCCCGCCGAGGAGGAGGAGGAGGAGAAGTCCGTGCCGCGGAAGAAAGTCAACGTCAGGGCGACCGACGCCCAGACGCTGAAGCAGGAGCGGCAGCGGGTCCGCACGATCAACGAGCTCGCGACGAAGTGGAAGGAGCCGGACCTGGCCCGGCAGTTCATCGAGGGCGGCCGGCCGGTGCAGGAGTTCCGCACGGCGATCCTGGAGAAGCTGGAGGCTCGTAACGGCAAGCCGACGCCGAGCGATGCGCCTCCGAATCCTCGCCTGCTCGGTATGAGCAAGCGGGAGATCCAGGGGTTCAGCTTCCTCCGGCTGATCCATCAGATCATGAGCCGCGGCGAGGGCTCGTCCTACCAGGGCAAGCGGGAGGAGCTCGATCTCTGCCGGGCCTGGGGCCGTCAGGTGAACCGGGACTCCAACGGCGCGGTTCTGCCGCCGGATCTGTTCTACAGCGGGCCGTTCTTCAACGGCGGGATCCCGAAGCGTGGGGTCGACGTGGCGACGGAGGGGGCCGACCTGAAGCCCACGTTCCACGATGCGGCCAACTTCATCGATCTGCTCGTGGCGGCCACGCCGGTTACGGGCATGGCGACGATCCTCTCGGGTCTGTCGGGGGATGTTCTGATCCCGCGGCAGTCCGCTGGGGCGACTGCTGACTTCGCGACGGAAACGGGAGTGGGAACCGAAGAGACGCCGACCTTCGATCAGGTCCTGCTCCAGCCGAAGCAGATCAAGAACTACACCGAGATGACGCGCAAGGCGATCATCCAGTTCTCTCCGGCGATCGAGAACCTCGTCCGCATGGATCTGCTTCGCGGCGTCGCGCAGAAGATCGAGGACGTGGCGATCGAGGGCGGTGGAGCCAACGAGCCTACCGGGATCACCGGGACGGTTGGTATCGGATCCGTCACCTTCAGTGGCGCGGTCGACTGGACCGGCGTCGTGCAGCTCGAGACCGAGGTCGACACCGACAACGCGCTGCTCGGCCGCCTGGCCTACCTCACGACGCCGGGCGTGCGCGGGCAGATGAAGCGCATCGAGATCGCGAGCAACACGGCGCAGATGATCTTCGACCGTCAGACGCCGACCGCTCCTGTGAACGGCTATCCGCTGATGGTCACCACGCGGGTTCCCTCCGACCTCGGCGTGGGAGTGAATCTCCACGCCTGCATCTTCGGCAACTTCAACGATCTTCTGATCGGTATCTGGGACACGATGGAGATCATCGTCAACCCCTACAGCAAGGACACCTACGGCATCGTGCGCATCACCGTGCTTCACGACGTCGACGTCAACGTGCGGCATCCCGAGTCTTTCGCGGCTGGGTTGGACATCGACGCGGCTGCCTAGACATTCGCTACCTGATCGGGCGGGGCGACTGGCCCCGCCCACCAAATCAAGAGGGAGGAAGAGGACGTGCCAGTACAAGAGAAGCCGAAAATCAAGGTCGTGATGATCCGTCAGACGCTCGGGGAAGACCTGAGCATCCTGGGGGTGGGTAAGACCTACACCGTCTCGCACAAGTTCGGATCCTGGCTGATCTGGAAAGGCAAGGCCAAGGCTGCGACTGCGGCGGACCTGGAGAAGGCCACGCCGAGGGGACCGATCACGGACAAGGATCTGCCCGGAGTGACGTCGAGGAGGTAGCGCGTGAGCATCGAGACCGAGATCGACCCGTTCTTCCAGTCGACCGACTTCGCGCAGAGCGTGACGGTCGCGGGGACGGGTCTGCTCGCGATCTTCGATCACGCCTTCATCGAAGACCTGGCGATCGAGGGGGAGGCTCCGATCCTGCACTGCAAGTCTGCGGACCTTCCCGGAAACCTCGCGCACGGCGACGCGGTCACGGTGGCGACTGCTTCTTACACGATCGTCGGGATTCAACCTGACGGAACCGGGGTCACGATTCTGATCCTGGAGGAAGCCTGATGCCGATGTCTGAGGACTTGACGCCGTTCACGTCGACCGCGGGGTTCGCCGTGGAAGCCGTCGTCAACGGCGAGACGGTCGACGCGATCTTCGATCGCAACTACCGAGAGGAGTTGCGGGTCGAGGGGAACGATCCGGCGTTGACGGTGCAGACGGCAGACATCCCAGACGGCACGGCCCACGGGACGAAGGCGAGCGTCGGATTCCTTCAGTTCAAGGTGAAGCGCCGGGAACACGACGGGACGGGTGTCACCGTGATCCGCCTGAAGGAAGGACCGACGATGGGCGGGGCGTTCTACAAGATCACGGCCGCCAATCTGGAGCTCGAAGAGGGCTGGCCTGACGACATCACGTACTACCTGACCTGCGTCGAGGATGCGTACCTGATGCTGCCGGCGAAGCTGGACGTTTCGGTCCTCACAGATGCCGGCGCGCTCGAAGCCGCGTCGGCGAGTACCCTCCCGTCGGTGATGCCGCCCTGGTACTACCAGGTCTGGTACTACCGGCTCGGGCACGTCAAGCGCGACATGGACTTCGCTCACGACTTCGGCACCGAGGATCACGGCTACTACATGACCGTGCCGCTTGGCAGCGTGATCGGGCTGCCGGGATGGCGCAACGTTCAGGCGATGGTCTCTTCGGGGCTGCTGGTCCCGATTGATTGGTGATGCCGTGTTCAAGGTGACCGCAACCGTCGACGATCGCGCGATCCGGGTGATGCTTGCCGCCGGGGAACCGATTGTGGAACTGGCTGCTGCATCTGCCCTGAACAAGGCCGCAGCGAAGGCCCGCACTCAGGCCACGCGGGAGATTTCGGCAGAGTACAAGGTCAAGCCGCAGCGGATTATCCGCAATCGGATGCGTCTCGACAAGGCGGATAGGAGGCGCAGGAGAAATCGGGCACAACTGCGATTCATGACGCGGGGCATTCCCGTCGCGATCCTGTCCGGCGTCCGTGACTACGGAGACAAGAGGGGCGGCGTCCACACACCCCAGGGGAACCTTCCTGATGCCTGGATGATGAAGAGCAAGAAGGGATCGCAGCAGAAGCACGTCTTCCGGCGCACGTCCAAGA